CCAAAAGGGCCATTCCCAAGAGAGTTATTTGCAGAGCCAGTTATTATAGAGAATTATGCGCCACAATATAATGAAGATGGTTCTGAGTTTCCATTAGGCGCAACTGCCCAAAACAACTTTAATCCACCTAAACATCTACGATGCGCTTATTGTTTGGTTAGAGTATTGGAGACAGAGACTCAAGACCATACATGTGACAACTAATGGCTAGACGCACCCCAGGTAAATTTGGTAGTAGTTCTACCCAACGCTCAGACGAGTTTAATAAAAAGTATAACCTTGCCTACGGCATGGCGGAAAAGCTAGGTCTTTCCGAAAGAATAGATGAACAATGGGAAGTAGTAATACCTAAAGATGTTGAAGACGCTGGTACACAGCTATTAACCGCCCCAACAACTAACCCTACTAGACCTCGCGCTTTATCTATTGGATATAACGTAAATTCTAGAAAATTGATTATTATATTTAGAGATAACTCATGGTGGGAATACAGAAACGTGCCAGTAGAAATGTGGATGAATTTAAAGTCAACAAAGTCAACTGGTAGGTTTTTACGGGACTCTGGTTTAGATTCTTGGTTAGATATGGGACAATCTGATCCTAGTCAGATGAGTGAAGCTAGCCGTGAGCAATTTACGTATAGCGCCACTAAAGCTGGAAGAATGCAGAAAGGCATAAATTTAGAATAAAATGAAATCATACGGACCACTATACGTAGGAACACTGCAGTATTATCACCGTAAGCCCTTGCCTGTTATAGAAGTAGGCTGGACGCAAGAAACTGAACACCCATACCGTAAAGGTAAATGCGTTGTCTTTAGAGCACCATTTACTAAACCAGGATTTTATATAGGTAAATGGGTTTATGCGCCAGACATTGCAGAAGATGATGATCATGCAATAGACTCTTTGCTATCTAATGCTATAAGCGCCAGAACAGCCTGGGTTCCAAAAGATGGGAAGTTTGATGAAATTTTCTAAAAAAGAAGTATGGGTTAAGCCTTTTTCTGAAAAAGTAGCAAAGCGAGTAAAACGCATACCTACTGGTGAGTTAGATTTATGGACAGACCAAGCTTTGATTGAGTTAGGACGTTGTTTGGCTAATTACACAAGAAACAGAGATGTGTATTATTTAAATGAGGCCCTAAATGGAGCCGAAGCTTTACATGCTGTTATAGACGAACTACATAATCGCGCCGTACAGAAATAACCTGTCGATTTATAGATTTGTCGACAATTGTGCTAGAATTCTCCTGCCTCTCTTCCTCTCCCCGTGTGGTGGCAGCAAGAAGTCCTGGGTTTAAACGCCCAGGATTTTTGTTTTAACTTAAACTAGGAAACGTATGAGCGAATTAACTTACGACGAAGATGAGTTCTTTCCTGATGAAGAAAATGAAGAAGATCTTGCTCCTGAAGAACAACCAGATGAAGAACTAGATGAACTATCAAAAGAGTTTGTAAAAAAGCTTGTAGACCGAACTATTCAATTTATGACTGCCCTTGTTGGGCATGAACTTCACCCTTATCAAATGCCTTTAGCTCGCCGCATTATAGAATCAGTAATTATTAATGATGGTGAAGAAGTAACTGCGTTGGCTTCTCGTCAGTCAGGTAAATCAGAAACTATTGCAAACACAGTTGCTACTCTTATGGTTTTACTACCAAGGCTTGCAAAGATGTATCCAGATTTATTAGGTAAGTTTAAAGATGGTATTTGGGTAGGTATGTTTGCTCCAGTTGAAGGTCAGGTAGAAACTTTATTTGGCAGGGCAGTAAACAGACTAACTAGCGAACGGGCGCTTGAGATATTAGGTGATCCTGAGATTGATGACTCAATAGGTAAAGTTCCTGGAGTAACTCGCCAGATTAAACTGAAAAACTCTGGATCTACACTTATGATGATGACAGCTAACCCAAGGGCAAAAATTGAATCTAAATCCTTCCATCTCGTGGTTATTGACGAGTGTCAAGAAGCTGATGACTTTGTTGTTTCTAAGTCTATTTCTCCTATGCTTGCTTATTATTCTGGCACTATGGTTAAGACAGGCACACCGACAACTAGTAAGAACAATTTTTATAGATCTATTCAGTTAAACAAAAGACGTCAAACAAGTCGTAGTAATAGGCAAAACCATTTTGAGTGGGATTGGCATGATGTTGCTAAGTGCAATGAAAACTACGGTAAATTTATACGCAAAGAGATGTTACGCATTGGCGAGGACTCTGACGAGTTCCAAATGTCATATAACTGTAAATGGCTACTTGAACGGGGTATGTTTGTAACATCAGCAGTTATGGATGAACTTGGTGATACATCCCAAGAAACTGTTAAAGCTTGGCATCGTTCTCCTGTTGTTGTGGGTATTGACCCCGCAAGAAAATTAGATTCAACAGTTGTAACTGTAGTATGGGTAGATTGGGATAGACCAGATGAATTTGGTTATTTTGATCATCGTATTCTTAATTGGTTAGAGCTACAAGGAGATGATTGGGAAGATCAATACTTTCAAATTGTTAGTTTCTTAAATAGTTACGACGTGCTTGCGGTAGGTGTAGATGCTAATGGAGTTGGTGACGCGGTTGCTCAAAGATTAAAATTGTTATTACCTAGAGCGGAAGTACATGCAATAGGAAGTAGCCAACCTGAACAGTCAAAGCGGTGGAAACACCTAAAAGCTTTGTTAGACCGACGTATGGTTGGTTGGCCCGCTCATGCTAAAACAAGAAGATTACGTACTTGGAAGCGATTTTATCAACAAATGACTGATTTAGAAACTAAATTCCAAGGGCCTAATTTTTTAGCTCATGCGCCAGATGAAGCTCATGCGCATGATGATTATGCGGATAGTTTAGCTATAGCGGTTTGTCTAACTATGGATTTAACTATGCCACAGGTTGAAGTATCTTCTTCACCTTTTTTTAGATAATTATCACTTTAGGCTGATTTTATATCAAATTCGTAGGAGACTTTTCTACGAGGTTCCTCAAACTTTAGGAGTTATAAACTATGGCAATTGCACCAGATCCAAAATTCCCAGAGCGCGCAGGTACGTCTTACGATCGTAAGATGTCACCAGCTACTCCAGGACAACGTGGCCCACTTCGTTTTGAAGAAGGTATTGCAACTGATACTGATGTCCCACAAGAATTTACAAAAGGCGCTATGCAAGGCTACGAGCCTGCTGCTGGTCGCCCAAACCGTAATCAAAACGTGTTTGAAAAACTTCCAGAAGAAACAATGCGCGAGCGTGCACATGTTGGTTCAGCCGCATGGGTAGAAGCACCAGATTATCTATCTGAGTTTTCTGCTGGCGGATTTGCTGACTTTGGTGATAATCGTATTGAAGAAAAATTTGTTAGCGGATCAAATCAAAAAGCAGTTAACCCAGCAGTCGTTCAAGACTAAATTAAATAAATTAAACTTCCCTGCTATCCACGTGCTAGCAGGGACAGTTTTATTTAAGGATTAATAATGGCATTAATTTCAGGTAAAGAAGCAAAAAAGACAGAAAAGCAGATAGCTGCTAATCCAAAACTTTGGAACATGGTTACTGCCCAAGCAGCAACAAAGTTTTCTAAAAACTCCCCTGCTCGCGGTCACTGGATTCACGCTAAATACAATCAACTGGGCGGCCAATACGTAAAATCTAAAAAAGATGTTGACCCAAAGCTTCGTGATTATGCGCAAGAAGAACGCGATCAAAAAGATAAAGAAAAATTAAAAAAAGTGGCTAAACCTGTTGGAAAAAAATTAATCAGGGGAGAACGCTTTCGTTAATAATATCTATTTGTGCATTTATCGACAATTAGTGTTATTCTACGACTATTCTTAGAAAGGTGGTTAAGTGAGCGGTATAGATTTTTCACCACCGTCTTACAGGGCCGCGTCTAGCGATCTAACCATTTCTATTTCTCCACTTGGATTAGTAGAGCTTGCTGATGAAGAATTTGAAGTCCACGGCCCTAGATTAAACCGTTATTCGCTTAACTGGGCTATGTATCTTGGCCACCACTACTCTTACCGCCGTCAAACAGGCGAGACCCAAATAGCACTTAATTACTATCGTGCATTCACAGATTTTGTTATTAACTTTACTTTTGGTAAAGGCGTTAACTTCCGTAGCCCTAAAGAAACAGAAGCTATTGTTCCAGACCTACTTGAAAGAGTGTGGGAAGTAGACAATAATAAAGCTACAGTACTTTGGGAAATAGGACAACAAGGAGCGGTCTCAGGAGATTGCTTCATAAAGGTAGCGTATGAAGAAGCATATAAAGATCCGAGCGGTCGTGAACATCCTGGTCGTGTTCGTGTCCTTCCTCTTAACTCAAGCTTTTGTTTTCCAGAATTTCATCCTCATGATCGTGAGCGTCTTATTCGTTTTAAGCTTAAGTATCGTTTCTGGGGTACTTCACTTGAAGGAACTCGTCAGGTATTCACCTATACAGAAATCTTAACTGAAGACATTATTGAGGAGTACATTAACGATGAACTTATTGATTCTCGACCTAACCCTCTGGGCGTTATACCTGTCGTTCATATTCCTAATGTGCGCATCTCTGGTTCTCCTTGGGGGCTTTCTGATTGCAATGACATCATCAATATCAATAGAACATATAATGAAACTGCAACTGACATTGCGGATATTGTTAATTACCACGCCGCTCCTGTTACTGTTATTATTGGCGCAAAAGCTTCTCAGTTAGAAAAAGGCGCTAACAAAGTATGGGGTGGTCTACCAAAAGACGCTAAGGTAGAAAACTTATCTGGCGGTTCTGAAGGACTAAAAGGCGCTATGGATTTCTTAGCAATGTTAAAGAAGTCTATGCACGAAATGATTGGTGTTCCAGAAACAGCATTAGGTCAAGCACAACCTATTTCTAACACTTCAGGCGTTGCTCTTTCAATTCAGTTCCAGCCATTGATGAATCGCTACCACCAAAAGATTATTCAATATGCTCGTGGACTAGAGCGAGTAAATGAACTTATTTTACTAAGCCTTGTTATTAAAGAACCTGAGACCCTTAAATGGGACCCAAACGCAAGTCAAACTCCATTAAAGCCAGGACAGGCTGATCAATTAGATCCAAATGATCCTATTACTTACCGCTCATATGTTCATTTCCCACAGCCACTACCATTGGATAAGTTAATTGCGCTTAACGAAATTCAATCTAAACTATCTCTAGGACTTGAGTCTAAAGAAGGTGCTTTACGTGCATTAGGTGAAGAATTCCCTGCAGAAAAGTTAACTGAGATTCGTCAAGAACTTCAAGATGATGCTATGGCAGACGGCGCCCTTAAACTTATTCAGACTCAAATTGAACAAGACATTGCCTCTCTTACAGGCGCTATACCAGGTGCAGTTGGTAAACCAGCAACACCTATGTCTTCAACAGGACCAGATGGAACTGAAACACCAATGGGATCCTCAGAACCAGTTATTATGGATAACGCAACAGTCGCAGCCCAACTAGGTGACGAAGCCCTACGCTCACGACTAGTAACAGATGCTTACGGTACAAAACTTCCGCAAAGAAGGGTGCCGCAAGATTACGAAAAATAAAGCAGTTAACGCAGACATTTTCGTAAATTAAAGCCAAAATAAGAATACAAAACGTTTGGTCATATGTGTTAAGCCCGAAAGGGTAATTTGGAAAACGACCCCTAGAAAAGGATGTAAGCATGTCAGAAACTGCAGAAAATATGGCTACTGCTTTTGAAGCAGAAGCTAACGTAGCTCCAGTCGTAAATGTGTCGGGCGTTGACGCGCCTACTGTTACTACAACGGAGTCTAGACCATCTAAGTTTTATACTGAAGATGATTTAGCAAAAGTACGTTCCCAAGAAAAAGAAAAGCTTTACCCACAGATTGAAAATCTAAAGGAAGAGCTTCTCTCTATCAAAAAAGAAAAAGAAGAAGAAGCATCTCGTAGAAGTGCTGAAGCGGAAGCAGAAGCCCTTCGTCTTAAAGAAGCAAAAGAGTCTGAATTAGACGCTAAATCTTATGCTGAGTTAAAGACAAAAGAGTTGCAGGAGCAGTTGGAGCGTGAGCGTAACGAACGCGAACGGGCCTTCGCTCTTCTGGAGCGCGAAAAGACATTTGCAGATCTTCAAGCTTACCGCCAAGAACTACTTGAGCAAGAACGAGAAAATATCATTCCTGAACTAGTTGATTTAATTGCAGGTAATACCCGCGATGAAGTTCAACAAAGTGTGGACGGATTAAAAGCACGTTCTGCAAAAATTCTTGAATCTGCGCAATCTGCATTGCAGAATGCACGGAAAGAAATGAAGGGAACGAGTATAACTACTCCTCCCGCTGGACCATTGGAAACTAATATGGAGCAACGTACCTTAACGGCTGAAGAAATTCAGTCAATGTCTATGAATGATTACGCTAAATATAGAAGTCGACTATTGAGCCCAAATGCTCAAGGTAAGACTCGCGGACTGTTCGGTTAATCCTCAACACAAACAATCCAACTAAGGAGTTAAATAAAAATGGCATCAGGTATCACAGGTACTGGCAATCTTGCCGCAGCACCTACCGCATACTCAGGTACCAACACCCAATTAACTCAAGCGATTCAGACAATCTGGTCCAAGGAAATCTTGTTCCAGGCTATGCCTATTCTTCGTTTTGAGCAATTTGCAGTCAAGAAGACTGAACTTGGTGTTGCACCTGGTTTACAGATTAACTTTATGCGTTACAACAACCTAGGATTCGCTTCATCTCTTGTTGAAGGTGTCCGTATGCAAACTAACGCATTAACAGCTCAACAATTCTCAATCACTGTATCAGAGCATGGATACGCTCTTGCAGTATCTGAGCTATTGTTAAACGCTTCATTTGATGACGTAATGGCCTCAGCTTCACGTCTTCTAGGTCGTAACATGGCTATCTATTTAGATCAGCTATCTCGCGATACACTATACGCAGCTACTTCAACAATTTACGGTGAAGACCGTACTACCATGCAAACCATTACTAACGGAACTGGAACTTTTAACCAGTACGCTTCTGGTACAAATGGAACCACCCGTGCGTCAATGACAGGAAACTTCTTCCTAACACCACGCACAGTTAAGGATGCAGTTGAGAGCTTAGCAACAAAGAACATTCCTCGCTTAGGTGAGACCTATGTATGCTTTGTTCACCCTCACCAATCTCGTAAACTTCGCGATACTGCAGAGTTTATTGAAGTAACAAAGTACGCAGCACCAGGAAACTTCATGTTAGGTGAAATTGGTCGTCTATACGACACAGTATTCATCGAAACAACACAGGTTCTTAAGGTTGCTGGCGGTGCTGGTACTTCTTACACCACTGATACTGCAGTTGCTAACCCAGCTGTTACAGCTGGTGGAGGTTACACAACTCCTGCTACTTACACAGGTAATGGTGGATCTGATCGTTATTCAGCTATCTTTATTGGAGATAACGCATTCGGTCACGCTATTTCACTTCCAGTAGAACTCCGCGATGGCGGTATTCTTGACTTTGGTCGTGAGCATGCGCTTGCTTGGTACTCAATTTTCGGTCTTGGTCTAATTACTGACCAATCTGTAATTATTGCAGAAACCAACTAATTACAACTAAATAGTATAAAGAGGGGGCCGTAAGGCCCCCTCCACTTAATCGAGTTAATAAATTGGAGGATATACCGTGGCTAATAAAGTTAAGCCCACTGATGTAACTGGTCGTGCTCGTGAAGCACAACTTGAAGCTAATGCAGAAACGTTAGCTGAAAGAGCAAATGAAATGTCAATGGCATCTGCTACCGCGCAAATCAAATTAGAAACTGAAATAATTGACGCAACTTCACCAGACAAACAAACTGTAATTATTGATGATCCAATTCAAGTTGGAAAGCAAGATAATACAGTTGTTATTCGTGTTATAGAAACAATTGAAAATATGACCCTAGGAGCTGGAAATAATTACAGCTTTAAAGCAGGTCAAAAATATCAAGTTACTAAAGAAGTTGCAGAGCACCTTAAACAAAAGGGTTATTTAGCAGGTGTTATTTAACCAGTAATTAATGGGGCAAGCGGGCACTATGTTGCCCGCTTCTTCGTTTGTAGAGATTTTTTATAAATTTACCGCCATCATTATAGGCATAGTATTGTAGGGAGTTTAAATGGCAGCTGTAGCTGATATAACATCCCGAGTTCGTCTAGAGCTTGGCGATTTGCCAAAGCAGTTTACTCTTAATTATGTAGGTGACGGAACAACTAATGTTTACAATTTAAATTTAAAACCAATTGACGTCTACACCCTTAACGTTTACGTAAATGGAAGTCCTCTTGCAAACCCAGCTGGTTATACTATAGAGGCAGATCAAGGCGTAATACATTTTGTACACACTCCAGCAAACAACGCAAGGATTCTTGTGACTGGAACCGCATTTAGATACTTTACAGATGACGATATTTGTTTATTTGTTAACACTGCTATAGAACAACATACATATAATCGTAGTAATGGCTTAGGCAGCCAAATGACAATTGCTCTTATACCAGCGGTAGAAGAATACCCATTAGCTATTTTAGCTACTATAGAGGCCCTTTGGGCTTTGGCCACAGACGCCGCGTTTGATATTAATATTTTTGCTCCAGACGGCGTGACAGTTCCGCGGTCTGAAAGGTATAACCAATTAACAAACTTAATTCAACAACGCTGGGATCAGTATAAACAACTATGTTCTGCTTTAAACATTGGTTTATGGCGAATAGAGATGGGAACTCTTCGCAGAATTTCTAGGACTACTAATAAACTTATTCCAGTTTACATGCCACAAGAAATTGATGACGCTAGAAAACCAGAAAGAGTTTATTTACAAAATGATTTACTAGGAAAAACTCCTTTTCCAAGTTATGTTTCTGTACAAGATTTAATTCTTTACCAAGGCGACTCATATACTGAAGATATAAGTTTTCCATTTGATATTACGGGTCTTGAATTTAAAGCTCAAATTCGAACTTATCCTAATGCTCCAGCTCTTTATGGTACATTTAATATTGAGACGCTTTCAATTTCTGCGGAATTAAGTACAATTCGTCTATCTCTTACAAAAAAACAAACAGAATACATGCCAGTAAGAGCATTTTGGGATCTACAAGCAACTGATAGTAATGATCCTACTTATGAAAATACTTATATTCGCGGTCAGGTATTTACTACACAGGAGGTAACAGTTGACTAGGTGTAATTGTGTTGGAACTTCACATACTTGTGGGCGTAATCCTACAGTAATTACTGTAGGGCAAGGTGGCCCTAGAGGATTGCAGGGAACTCAAGGAGTCCAAGGAAGACAGGGTCTCCAAGGAACTCAAGGTGTTGGGGTACAAGGTGCCCAAGGTACTGCTGGTAACGGGGGTTTAACCCTTCAACAAATACAAAATGCAATTAACGCTTCAGCTCTTACTACTACTGACGATTTAGCAGAAGGAGCAACTAATAAATACTTTACTGTAGCAAAGGTTTCTTATATCCATACTCAAGGAGTAGCCAGTTCTACCTGGGTAATAAATCATAATTTAGGTTTTAATCCTAACCTGACAGTTCAAGATTCTGCTGGTACTATTTATGAAGGTGAAATTACCTACACTAATTTGGTCTCACTTACGGTTACATTTTCATCTGCGTTTTCAGGAAAAGCATATTTATCTTAAGGAGATAAAAAAATATGGCACGTAAGTATCTGACCCCAATTGATTTAAATAAACTTGAATTACAAAATGCTAGAGTTCAAAACTTAGCATCCGCCCCAGCTTCACCAGTCGTTGGTCAGATATATTTTGATACAAACCTTGGTTACCTACGCACATGGAACGGTTCTGCTTGGATTAACACAAGCACAGGTGCACAAGGTACCACTGGTACTCAAGGCACAACTGGTAGCCAGGGTACAACAGGTTCACAA